AATATGTTATCTGGTCTTTCCCACTTACCAGATTCATCATGTACTAATAGTTTTAGCTTTTCACCATCATAACTGTTATCACCTGTGTTTTTCCAGTCTATCGTTGTATCAAGACCTGTTAGCTCTTCAGGTTTATCGTTGCTTGTTATTTTTCTTCTTGTAAGTTTTGAAGCTGGTACTCTATAAGCTAACTCTGTTTTTGGTCGATCCATACCATCTTGAATCGGTTTAAAAAAGAAAGGGTAATTAACTGATATTGGTACTACCTTGTCAGTAAACATTTTTTTAGCATCAGCACCAGACTTAGATAATATACCAAATCTAGCATCACTAGATATTGTAGCTAAATTAACTGTTTCACCTGAAGCCATAAATGAAAAACCAGATCGTCTGTTTTTAAGGTAACACATACCATAACATCTACTATCAGCTTTACAAGCTTCCCAAAATATATAAAATAATCTATTTGCTTCTCTAAAATCAGGTTTACCTACGTCTATTTTAGACCATTGGAGATACATATAGTGAGTACCGCTAATATAAGTAGCAACACCCTTGTTATAAAACCAGAAACCATTTTCTCTTTTTCTGAACTCATCTTCTATGTAATCTATATACTTTTCTTTAAAATTAGCTGGGTAATCACGCCAATCAAATATAGTTTTTATTTGATTCAGTTCTTTTGGATATGGTGTAACTTGCCATTTGTTTTTTTCAAACTTATGTACTTTCTTTGGTTGCTTAGGTAATGCTATTTTCAAGTTCTGTATGCTATACACATCACCTATTGTACCATCTTTGCTAATAACTACAACATCGTGTTCTTTATTATAGCCATATTTCCAAGCCTTTTTTTTATTAAGCCTTTTAATTGTGTTTAATTTTATTGGCTTAACAATTTCACATAAACTTTGATTATACATTATTTAGATCTTCTTTCTGCAAAACCACCAAAAGACTCTTGCTTAGTTTCTTTTACAACACCATCAAGCATTGCTTGTTCAGCTTCAATACGGTTAAGTATTTCAAAAGCATCGAATATAGCTAGTTTTTTTGTAGCCGCAGCGTTTTTTAATCTATCAGCAGAAACATCATCTTCAGTTTCTACTATAGGCTCTTTAGCAACCTTAACCAACTCGTCAACCGCTCTGTAACCAGCTTGGATTATATTCTTTTTCTTTTCCTTTGTACTCATATTTAATTTCAATAAAAATGTTTGGAACCCTGTATAACCTATCTTTTCCTATAATAAACTCATATTCAGCTGCTTTGTTATAACCTACTAGTTCTCCTTTTTTAAAACTACCATCGGAATATTTTACAATACCTATTTGATCAGCTTCAGATCCATCTTGCTTTTGTATAGGTTTTATAAATGAATAACCTGGTAAAGCCTTCCACTCTACTATTTTTTTATAAGCAAATATTTGATCTACACTAACCCTGTACAAATCTTCTTTTATATAACTACCTGAATTACGCTCTCTACCTCTTGCATCGTGCCATCTTCTAAACACATTATGATGTACGATTACTTCATCACCTTCTTCAATTGGTGAGTTAAACTCTGAAGGTAAACCTACAACAATAGCCTCGCGGCTAACATATTGATGGTTGTAAATTTCAGAGTTTAAAATAAGTTCTTTATCACCAATTTTCTTAGTATTATTGTATCGTTGCGTTTTAGGTTTTATTAAAAAATAAAACGTTCCTTTCATTAATACTCAAGATTATATTCAACTGATACAGCCATGTTTTTATTGAAATCTTTCCAAGGTAAAACCTCGTTATTTTTTTCAATTAAAACACTAAACTTGTCTTTAGATTCTATGATGTCACATATAATATGATTACCATAAACTTCTTGACCAACTGAATAATGCATTGCATCGTTCTTGTAATCTCTACCTATGCTAATTTTTCTTATTAGTTTCATCTTTAATTTCTCCAGTGTTAACATTAATGTTTACAGAGCCATACTTTTCTTCAAGTTTAGCCTGAAACTCTTTCATGTTACTATTTAGTTGATTAAATTGAGCAGCTAAGTTTAATTTACCTAGTTCAAGCTCACCAATTTTAATTTGAACGCTGTTTAAACTTTTTATATTATCTTGTAGTTCAGCTAATTCTTTTTTCGTTATTTTTTTTGCCATTGTATTAAATTTTAGTTTTCTTTTATATTATCACGCAATTGTCACGCTTTTTACTTCTTTTTTGGTTCAGCTATAAACCAGTCTTTGTACATTTCTCGTTTTTTAAGTATGTATTGTAAGTATTTATCTATTTTTTCTTTCCAATTTTTGTCTACAGCTGGGTTTATAATACCAGACTTTGGACTTGAAAAACATTTATTGATATAATTTTTAATATCATGTTGATTATCAAGCAAATGATTGTTAATACAGTAAAAAGATCCCATTTGTATGTTATTCCAAACATCAATAGGTTCAATTTTTTTACCTAAAACAGCCGCGTATATCATACTTTCACTAATATGAGTAGTATATACGTTATTTGCTTTTTGTAAATAATAATACATATCTATATCCCTTGGTAATATATTTTGGTCGCCAAAAAAGTCTTTTAACTCACCTATAATTTGATGTGTTGTTATAGGATGCGGCTTAAAATACATGTTATTACCATGTTTATTTGCTAAAAACTTTAATCTGTTTAAACAAATGTTGGATTTTACTTTATTTGAGCCAGGTAATATAACAATATTATCTTTAGGCTCGTATTCATCAAATTTAGAGTTTCGATCTTGATACTTATTTGCATTTTTACTCATAATATTTTCAATTAAATAAGATGAGTAGTCAACAATTTCACAATCATCAGCATATGCGTCAATCATTTGAGCGTATCTAAGCTTTGTATTTAAAGGCTGTAAGTAAAAATTAGTAGCAAACTCAGTATATGCTAAAGTTTTAAAATAAGGCATTTCATCAGCCATAACATCATAGCTAAACTCAATACCAGCCTCAGTACATCTTCTTATGAAGTATCCTTCTACTTGCTCTAAACTTTCAAGTTTTTTATTTTTTTTGAGATGGCCAATTCTTTTGTCCAACTCACGTCTATTAAACATTTCCATATAATTAAATTTAATTTATTAGTATTATAATAGTTACACGTTTTTACGCTTTTCTACCTATCAAACGATACACCACCTAATTGACCGTAATTACCAGAGTCACCATCAAACCAGTTAGTATTAGTTTCAAACGTAGTAGTTGTACTAGTATTAAACACTGTAGTGGTGTTGAATGTTGTAGTTGTACTCTTTGTAGTATTAAAAGTCGTCGTTGTACTCTTACTTGTACTAAATGTTGTCTGTGTAGTTTTAGTCGTATTAAATGTAGTCGTCGTGTTTCTAGACGTACTAACCGTTGTAACTCTAGTTGTATTAAAAGTTGTAGTCGTACTAGTGTTAAAAGTAGTAGTCGTGTTAGTACTTGTGTTGTAGTTTGTAGTTGTTGCTTTTGTTGTGTTAAAAGTAGTTGTTGTACTTCTACTAGTACTAACAGTAGTACTTCTACTAGTATTAAAAGTTGTTGTTGTTGAAGTGTTAAACACCGTTGTTGTACTCTTACTAGTATTGAATGTGGTCGTAGTAGATTTAGTTGTATTAAACGTAGTTGTTGTACTTCTTGATGTACTTATAGTTGTTGATCTACTAGTTTCAAAAGTGGTAGTCGTACTTGTATTAAAAGTCGTAGTGGTATTAGTACTTGTTTGAAACGTAGTAGTAGTAGACTTACTTGTATTAAATATTGTAGTCGTAGATCTAGATGTGCTTATAGTAGTAGACCTACTAGTATTAAATGTTGTCGTGGTTGATGTGTTAAATACGGTTGTAGTACTTTTAGAAGTATTAAACGTCGTAGTAGTACTTTTAGTTGTATTAAACGTAGTCGTAGTATTTCTACTGGTAGAAACGGTCGTTGATCTACTAGTGTTAAACGTAGTCGTTGTACTAGTGTTAAATGTTGTGGTTGTATTTTTACTAGTATTAAAAGTCGTAGTTGTATTTCTACTTGTAGATACTGTAGTAGATCTACTAGTGTTGAAAGTTGTCGTTGTAGACGTATTAAACGTGGTAGTTGTTGATTTACTAGTAGCGTATACAGTTGTAGTATTTCTACTTGTGCTAATAGTTGTAGATCTTGACGTGTTAAACGTGGTAGTCGTACTGGTATTAAACACTGTAGTAGTTGATTTACTAGTAGCAAAAGTAGTTTGCGTAGTTCTAGTAGTATTAAAAGTAGTCGTAGTGTTTCTACTTGTACTTATCGTAGTAGATCTAGATGTATTAAAAGTAGTAGTTGTACTCGTATTAAATACTGTTGTGGTACTTTTACTAGTAGCAAATGTAGTTTGAGTTGACCTAGTAGTATTAAAGGTTGTTGTTGTATTTCTACTTGTACTAATAGTTGTTGTTCTAGTTGTGTTAAATGTTGTTACTGTAGACGTATTAAACACAGTAGTAGTGCTTTTACTTGTAGCAAAAGTTGTTTGAGTACTTCTCGTTGTGTTGAACGTTGTAGTGGTATTTCTATTCGTACTAATAGTTGTTGTTCTAGACGTATTAAAAGTTGTTGTAGTAGATGTATTAAACGTCGTTGTTGTTGATTTAGACGTGTTAAACGTTGTTGTAGTAGATTTTGTTGTATTAAAAGTTGTCGTAGTATTTCTATTTGTAGATACAGTTGTATTTCTACTTGTTTGCGTAACAGTGCTAGTGTTAAAAGTAGTTGTAGTATTAAAAGTTGTTAACGTAGTTGTGTTAAACGTAGTTACGGTATTAGTACTTGTTGAAAAAGTTGTAGTTGTATTTTTACTAGTTTCAAAAGTAGTTACAGTATTAAATGTAGTTGTTGTAGACGTGTTAAATACCGTTGTAGTATTTCTATTTGTACTGTATGTAGTATTTCTACTCGTTTGTGTGATAGTACTTGTGTTGAAAGTAGTGGTTGTATTTCTATTAGTAGATACCGTTGTATTTCTATTAGTAGACGTGTTAGTACTAGTATTATAATTTGTAGTAGTATCTCTCTGAGTAGCGTAAGTAGTGTTTCTAGACGTCGCTGTGCTCTTAGTGGTATTATAAGTAGTAGTCGTTGTTTTACTAGTTGATACTGTAGTGTTTCTACTTGTTGATGTACTTCTAGTGGTAGCACTAGACTCGGATGTAAGAGTGCTAGTATTATAATTTGTAGTAGTCGTAGTGTCTCTACTGGTGCTTATTGTTCTTGTAGAGCTTGTTGACGTACTTCTAGTTGTATTATATGTAGTTGATGTAGTATATGTTGTTGTAGTATTTGTACTTCTTGACGTTGAAGTATTTGTACTAGTGTTGTAAAAAGTCATTACATCATCATCCATATCTGCGGGTACAGTCGTGCTAGTACTTCTACTAGTAGCATAAGTAGTATTTCTTGAGGTAGCTGTAGATTTACTAGTATTATACGTAGTGGTTGTATTAGTAGTAGTATTAAAAGTAGTTGTCGTATTGTATACAGTACTAGTAGTGTAAGTAGTCGTTGTGTTATAAGTAGTTGTATAAGTAGTATTAGTAAACCTAGATATTGTTGTTAACCTGGATGTTCCAAAAACAGTAGTAGTATTAGGCATCAGACCCTCCTTTCAATAATATATCGTTAACAAAGTAATTATTAAGCACTACCTTATATATTTGTCTTGTTGTTTCAGACGAATCAAAAGTTTTACTTGTTAGCTCAACCTCTCCATTTTTACCATATAGTTTATCACCAATTACAAGTTCATTTACTTTAACTGTAGTCCATTGATTATTTCTTTTTACGTATATAGGATGTGAACCAGCTATAACTAAATTTTCATTTAAAGTGTACAAACCTTCGCAGTACATCGCTAATCTCTCAACACCTTCAACACTTTTAACGCTTTTTGTTCCATTTGAAATATCACAAGTTAAAAATGATTTAACCTCATGTAAATCTTTACTTTCTGTTTCATTTATATTGAAACTAGAGCTTGATAATACACCAAAACCTGTTTCTCTGTTGTAAATTTTAACAGGAACATGATATACAGTTCTATTATAATATTGATTTTCAGGTGGAGATATAGCTACGTCATGAAATACTACATCGTCCCAGTGAAACTTCATATATTCATCTGTTGTTCCACCACTATAATTCCACCATGTTATTTTAGCTCCGTCTTTTGCTTTTTGTTTTACAAAATATCTAAAATGAGGATGTAAATCAGGATCTGCATATGTGTCCATTAATATTGCATCATAACCTTTACGTTCGTTTAACAAACTTAACCATTTGTCTTCAACAATAATTACATTAGGTTTATCTGCAGCCCAAGCTTTTAATTTAGGTATTATTTGAGGATGCGTTTCACATATTGTGTGAGTACCTGGGTTTCTAGCCTGTATAGCGTCTGATAATATACCCATGCCAAAACCACACTCTAAAACATCTGCACCAGCGTCAACACACACCTCTGCCGCTTTTTGCATGATTGGTATTTCCCACTCCATCATAACTTCCCACACCTCATTAGTAGCAGGGTTAGTCCAGACTATGTCTCCATTTTCACGAAAAGTTAAATCAGCTGCATGATAATTTTGTTGCGTATCCGATGTTCTATAAGGTATATTCATATTATTTAATTTTATATACAACCTCTACTACAGCCGCCACCACCGCCGCCAGATGTAAATGTTGATCTAAATGTATTGTATAAAGTAAACGCGTTAAATTGTGTTATGGTTGATCTTTGAGTATTTCTACTTGTTTGCGTACTTCTACTTTCTGTTGTATTTCTATTAGTTGATGTAGATTTAGAAGTACTAAACGTTGTTTGTGTACTTTTAGTTGTATTAAATGTTGTTGTAGTGTTAAACGTTGTTAACGTGCTCGTACTAAACGTAGTTGTAGTACTTGTACTATATCCACCAGAACCATCACTTCTCCACATCCATATATCTACTTTTGTATCTTGTGGAATACTAACAAACGTATTATAATTTGGTAGCTTAACCGTGTCAACAAATATGTTTTCAGCTAGATCAAATGTAAAATAATTTAAAGTACTATTATATGATCCACCAGTGATTTTAAAAGAAAGATTTTTACTGTTTCTATCACTAATAAGAAATCTAGCATAATTTCCACCACCAGCATTAACAAAATTCATTATATTTAAAAACGCATTATAGTACGAGTAATCTTGATCATCTTCTGAATGTATATATACTTCACTCGCGTTTTCAGGAAGTTGATTATTAAATCTAATTTCAGGTGAAGCAATATTTCCTCCACTAGTAGGTGTTATGTTTTGCTTATAAAGAAAAGAAGCGCCATTATTACTAGTTTCATCTCTATCCCATACAACAAAGTTAACGTTAGTAGATTTAGTTGTATTAAAAGTAGTTGTAGTATTAAAAGTTGTTGTAGTACTTGTACTTCTACTTTCTGTTGTGTTTCTACTAGTATTAAACGTAGTTGTAGTATTAAAGGTTGTAACAGTACTTGTGTTAAACGTAGTAGTAGTAGTGGTGGTAGTACTAGTGTTGAAAATTGTTTCTGTTAATGTACTAGTAGAAAATGTTGTTGTGGTGTTAAATGTAGTTAACGTTGTTGTGTTGAACACCGTAGTAGTATTTCTACTAGTATTAAAAGTTGTTATCGTGTTAAACGTGGTTAAAGTAGTAGTGTTAAACACAGTTGTGGTATCAGTACTAGTATTATACGCTGTTGATGTTACAAAAGTAGTTAAAGTAGTAGTATTAAAAACAGTAAGAGTTGACTTAGAAGTACTAAAAGTTGTTTGAGTGCCAAATGTTGTTAACGTTGTTGTATTAAAAACAGTATTCGTGCTTCTACTAGTTGATATAGTAGTCTGTCTACTAGTTGCTGTATTTTTAGTGGTATTAAAAGTAGTCTCTGTAGTTTTAGTAGTATTGTACGCGGTTTGAGTAGTTCTAGTAGTAGATACAGTAGTGTTTCTGCTAGTCGCAGTTGATCTAGTTGTATTATAATTTGTAGTCGTACTAAATGTAGTTAAAGTTGTTGTATTAAATACAGTATTGGTTGTTTTAGTGGTATTAAACGTTGTAGTCGTAGACTTAGTAGTATTGTATACTGTTGTTGTACTCCTACTAGTTGAAATAGTTGTTTGTCTAGTGGTATTGTATGTTGTTGTAGTAGACGTGTTAAATACAGTGTTTGTAGACTTAGTAGTATTAAACGTAGTTGTCGTATTTTTACTTGTATTAAAGGTTGTTGTAGTATTCCTACTAGTTGACACTGTAGTTTCTCTAGTTGTATTAAACGTTGTAACAGTACTAGTATTAAACACAGTACTAGTTGACTTTGTTGTATTGAAAGTCGTTGTAGTGTTTTTACTAGTATTAAACGTAGTCGTTGTAGATCTAGATGTAGATATAGTAGTCTCTCTACTAGTGTTGAAAGTAGTAGTGGTACTTGTGTTAAAAACCGTACTAGTAGACTTTGTTGTGTTGTAAGTAGTAGTTGTGTTCTTGCTAGTATTAAATGTAGTAGTAGTACTTCTACTAGTTGAAATAGTTGTTTGTCTGCTTGTTTCAAAAGTAGTAGTCGTGCTAGTATTAAATACTGTAGATGTAGATTTACTAGTGTTGAACGTTGTGGTAGTGTTTCTAGACGTACTTATGGTTGTTTCTCTACTTGTATTGAACGTAGTAGTTGTGCTAGTATTGAAAACAGTAGACGTAGACTTGCTAGTAGCAAATGTAGTCTGAGTTGACCTTGATGTACTTATAGTAGTTTCTCTACTTGTGTTAAAAGTCGTTGTAGTACTTGTATTGAATACTGTACTAGTACTTTTTGTTGTATTAAAAGTAGTGGTAGTACTTTTTGTAGTATTGAAAGTTGTTGTTGTACTTCTACTAGTTGATATAGTAGTAGACCTACTAGTTTCAAACGTGGTAGTAGTACTAGTGTTAAATGTAGTAGTAGTACTTTTGCTAGTTTCGTAAATAGTAGTTGTGCTTTTACTAGTGTTATATGCAGTTTGAGTAGTTCTACTTGTTGATATTGTAGTTTCCCTGCTAGTATTAAAAGTTGTTGTCGTGCTTGTATTAAAGGTTGTAGTAGTACTCTTGCTAGTATTAAAAGTAGTAGTTGTAGACTTACTTGTATTAAATGTAGTTGTAGTTGATCTGCTAGTAGAGATTGTTGTCTGCCTAGATGTTTCAAATGTTGTAGTTGTACTAGTATTGAAAGTAGTCGTGGTTGACTTACTAGTGTTAAAGGTTGTAGTTGTAGATGTGCTAGTATTAAACTCTGTGCTAGTTGATCTGTTAGTTGATACAGTAGTTTCTCTAGAAGTTTCAAAAGTAGTTGTGGTACTAGTATTAAAAACAGTACTTGTACTTTTACTAGTTTCAAACGTAGTAGTTGTATTAGTACTCGTGTTGAATACAGTTGTAGTGCTCTTACTTGTGTTAAAAGTAGTAGTTGTGGATTTACTAGTAGCCGTTGATTTAGAAGTACTAATTGTTGTACTTCTGCTAGTCGCGGTATTCCAGAAATCTATCTTATTCCATAACCACTTCATTAAATTTTATTTTAAGTTGAATAACCTCCAACGTAGTTTATAAATACTTTAGACGCACCCAATGAGTTATTTGTTTTTTGAGCAAAATAAGTTAATATAGCTGAATAATTTGCAGTTAAATCAAAAGAAATATCAGCACCACCAGGTGTTAAGACATTAAGCGAAGTACCATTATCATTTTCTGCAGTTATTTGATTAATAGCAAAAGAACCTACTGAAGATGGATTAGTTAACACTATAGTACCACTTGCACCACGCGCGTCATTAACATCAAATAATAATTTTATAGTGTTAGTAGCATTATTTAATGTTGCTTCAAAATTATCATTGTCATCAGAGCAATTAAATGTGAAAACATTAGAAGATCCAGTTACTGTAGTTATAGTTCTTCTTAAAGCTTTATTGATTTTAAAACTTCCGTGTACTTGATGAACCGCTGATGTATTTTCAAGTATAAGCCCTGTCTGTGACGTTCTTAACTCTTCTGTTCCATCATAATACAGCCTAGTACCACCAACTGCAACTTGCAATAATTTACTACCCAACGAGCCACTACTAGTATATGATTCTCCACGGCCTCTAAACTCGTAACCACCACCTATAAATCTAGTATTTCCAAGCGCGCCATTAAAGTCAAAGGTTGGGTTGTTACCTGTATTATATATAACAAGATCACCATCTGCGCCATCATAAGTGCTATCACCGAATCTTATACGGGTATCATCTTGAAGTCTTAGTTCTTGTAGTATATTTATAGCCATATATTTTATTTAAAATAATACAGACGGTACCGTAGCACCGTCTATATTTATTTGATTATTTATTAAGAGCTAGGATATGTAATATCTGATCCTGCACTTATATTGTCTCCAATTATTTCCTGAATAACAACAATAATGTCGTTAGTAGGTTGGTGAGAGAAAGTAACTTGTATTTGATTAACACTAAGTCTATCAACATCTGCAAAGACATCTAAAAACGTAACGCTATCGTATAATTTAATAATTAAGTTAGTTGAGTTCAAACCGTGAGTAATACTACATTTATTAACATTACTTGTTAACGAACTAACATCTATTGTTGCAGTTTTTTGTACAACCTTAATTCTGTTATCAATAACTGTATTAAGTGCTGTTCCACCAACAGTAATCGCATCAGCTTCTAAAGTACCATCAATATCTGCGTTACCAGAAATATCTAATGAACCAGCATCTAATTCTCCAGTTAATATTAATGTATCGGCACTAGCATCCCATAACATGTACTTACCAGTTGTAGCACCAAAGAATTTAACGTCATAACCAGTATCATCAACACC